GGCATAACGTCAACTTTCATGTTTGCTGCATCATTTGGCGTAACCATAATCATTGCAGGAGACTTGACCTTAATCCCGTCATCAGTACGTTCTTCTAACTCTCCAAAGCACGTCCTACCAATACTATCAATATATGTGATAATGTCCATTTCAATATTATAGAGTATTTAAATTAATTTGCAACATCTAATTTAAAGAAATCAAACAAATCTAAATTTACAGCTTGACCCGGCTTAAACGTCTTCCAATCCACGTTTTCATAAAAGCGATCAATAACACTATAAACAATTTTGTCGAACATTTTCTCGTAGTCTACTTTAAAGTCTTGTAGAAATTCTGGTGGTACATCATATTTAAACCCTATTGAGTTTAAGCCAAACTTATTGGGTATAGTATAAAAATATCGTATTTTATCACCAGAACTAATATATTCATGTTTTTTAGAAATCCCGTAATGATCTAAAAGTTTGTTATAATATATAGAGGACTTAACGTGAATCGGTGTTCCCTTTTTGACCATCCAGTCTTTAGCGTGTATGCTATATTTTTCATATGCTTTAACACCCATTACAAATGCAATGTCTTTTATAGGTAGTGACTTAAAAATATCATACGTCTCTTCGAAGATTTCATTCGTAGTGTTTTGATTTTCAGTCATAATCATGTGCTCGATAATTTTCTTTACGAACGGCTTAATTGCATTGGGCATAGTGGTACGAACCACTTCTACCCCGGTGTATTTAAATTTGTTACAGACAACCCCTTCATCATCAAGCTTATGCAATACGTATCGTTTCTTTTGTAAAAATATACCTTTATCACAAATAGACTCTCGCTTAAAAACAAACCTAGGGTCCTGGGTTAACAGGGTATCTTTCGCCCATTTTTCAATATGAACGTTTAAATCATCTTCAATGTCTTGTACAAGCTTATATACTCGACTATCAATTTTATTGTTTTCATGTAGGGGTATACCTAGATGTTTTAGTATAGGGGTTATAGTACAATAAGAGCTATCTGTGTCATTATATATGATAGGGTCGTTAGTATCTAGGTCTTTATCTGTTAGCCCTGTTATCTTCTTTATATAGTTTTTAAGAATGATATTGCTTTGTTTAATTACATCCTGACCTGTTAGTGTGATTGATCTTGCAATGTCTCCATCCCCCATGGGAGAGATTTTATTACCAAAATAACCGTAAATTCTATTGATAAGAATTTTTAAAGTGAATTGCCAAATCCAAAGCTGATCAATTTTGAATTGCATGTCTTTCATATCTTGTTCGATTTTGATACGCTTATTACTATCGGTCTCGTTTTCTAATTTTACTGATAATTGGTGTAATTCCTCACGAGCCTCGTTCCATTCCTGTTTTTTTACTTTTCGTATATCATAGAAGTGATCTGTAATTCTAGGGAAGATGCCTTTGGTTTTTTGAGAAAATAGTTTCTTAGCACGAGTAACAGCAATCTGGTTTTTCTTACACCATTTAGTAAAGTCACTATAAGACATCTCAATATCTTTATTGTTAACTGTCTTTATAAAAACCTTTCCGTTGTCGGTACCGACTATGCTACCCACCTTAGTTTCTGGGCTTAAGTTGAGAGTAACCATCACACTAGGATACAGTGAGTTTGCGTCAAAAGATATAATATTTTTCTGAAACCCACGCTTTGGTTCTCCTACATACGCTCCCTCATACTTGTCGGTTCGATCATCCCCTTTTTGAAAAGTTGGTATAACTCGAGGAGGATCAAGCTTTCGTGCTTCGACAATCGCTCTACCGTTTACAGTGCTAATTGTACCTAGAGCTGCATTAAACGGGGTCAACCCGATATAAGACAACATCCGCGCAAGGTCCATGTACATAAGCTTCTCCTCTAGTCGGACTAGCAATCTAACATCATGTATGTTGTAGTCAACAAACTTGTCCCAATCCTCTAAAGACAGTGTGGCAAGGTTAGTTTCTCCTATATCTACCTTGTTGTCTCCTAGTTCTATGTGCGCTATGTTATCTAGCTTATAACTGTCTCTCATGCCCATGCTGAAGGTTTTATAGACATCTAAATAATCAAGCATGGACACACCTTCTACTACGTATTTTGTAGTAGTCATGCCAAAGTTACCACGATACACTCTCTGGTAAATTGGCTTCATAATTTCATCATGTACAGGGGAAAACAACCTGGTTGCGTCTTCTCCTAAGAGATTCCTAACTCGGTTTATTACGTACGGAACATCAAAAATCTCACTATTCCAGCCTGATAAAATATCTGGACGGTCTTTAACATAAAAATCTAAAAACCGTTGCAGTAGGTCAGCTTCGTTCCGACAGTGCACGTATACAACGTCATCTGACTTCGGAGTGTATGCGTTAATTCCCCATGTATAATACATTTTTTTTATAGTATCGTACACAGTGATAACATTTATCATATGACTTGCTTCTTCTGGTTTTGGAAACTCATCTGGGGAATATGTTTCAATATCAAAGAACCATATCTTAAGTGGGAACTTATTAAAATCGTAAGATTCATTTACTTGCCAAAACCTGTCTACAAGAAATTGTTGATATGGTGTAATGTTCTCGTAAATTTTAGGGTCGCTTAAGTCTTCGATTTTCTTACGGCGATCTAAATTACTAGTTGCAAACACTTTTCTAAGCTTGGTACCGTATAACGATATACCGTCATGCCTATTTGAGTTTGTCTCGTGATAAAAATACGGCTGATATGGACAGTCAGTTTCTATCCGGGCACCATTTTCATCCCATGTGTAGAGTCGCATGACTCTCTGGTTGGGTATGTAAGCTAAATTCCTGTACACTGATACAAGTATAATGGAATTTTAAAAATAAATCAACTGATTCCGTTGTGGAGATTAATTAACTTGCGGCCTTTATCCCCATACGGTAAAGAGTAGAGTTCTGTATAAAAATCAATATTACTCTCCATCCATCGCTTATCCATATAATCTCTAGCTCTCTTTGACTCTTTTATATATCTTTTATAATCGCTAGTAAGATATTCTATTTTTTTAATTAAATCCTCTCCAGTTTTGAACTTATGAAACGCAGTATCGTACGTACATAGGTCCTGACAAATGCTAGGGATTCCAAATGCACAAGCTTCAATAAACTTTAAATCACTCTTCGCTTTGTTAAAATTGCTATCCTCTAACGGAGCATAAAACACTGTTGCGTTAAGAGTGCTAATAGCTTTTGGATAGTCGACTAAATTACTCCATTCATGATATTCAATTTTCTTCTTTTGAACTAAATCTCGCAAAGTGAGAGGAAACCCGCCGACGAATACCCACTGGAATTTGTCTACAGTTTTACGTATTACATCATTAACATGAAAGAAATCATCTTTTTGTTTGACGTTGTTTTCAATATCAAAATGTGCGCCACTACCACAGTAAACTACTCTAGGTTTGCTTTTGTATCTTTGATAGTTTTCCTTAATTTGATTTAAATCGTAATATCTGTCCATCCAAAACTTTGGAATAAAATTAGGTATAACTGTAACATTTTTATTACCAGTTTTCTCTATATAATACTCCTTCATGAACTTGTTTGTAACTGTAATCTCATCACAAATTTGCATAATCTCCATGCTAGTTTGTCTGATGCTAGGGTCTTCAAATGCAAATCTAAATTTATTATAAAAAGGAATATCTTCCTTAAAGATAAGATCGTCTATCTCATAGATAATCTTAAACCCACTCTCTTCTTGTATGGTCTTAAGCCACTTAATATAATTTAATTGAGACTCGGTTGCTTGTCTTTGAATTCGTATAGTCTTAAGGCCCTTGTAAAAGTTCTTATCTCCTATCATTACAGTACCACCCTGTATATTAGCCTTACCGTAACAGTTAAGCAATAATTCTGGCCATATCATTCTCCAATGACCACACCCAGAATAATCAGCATAGAAGTTTACACCTCGAGGCAGGTCAGGTGCAGTGTGAGTGGTAGATTTCGCGGTAACTTTTGGTCGTGTTATTTGCGTAAGGTTATTATAACCAGTGGCTTGAGATAACGGATTGTTTATGATAGGTGGACTAAACGGTAATCGTTGAACATTCGCATGAAACGGCGTAATCATTATATAAATTTATTCAGTTTTATTAGTTAAATCCACTCGTGTAGTAATCCCGTTCTTCTTTTCTAAGACAACTACGTCTCCTGTCGCGGCTTTAACAGATTCCTTTCTGTGAGATATAATATAGATACTTTCACTATAAGTTTCTATTCTCTCTTTTATAATATCGAGAACAAGCTCTACTCCCTTTTCATCTAAAGAGCTATCAAGTAGTTCATCGAACATAACTAGATTATACGCAATATCTCCTTGCAACCTTCTCATATCCATAAACGTAAACAGGATCGCTAGATCAATATTCTTTCTCTCTGCACCAGAAAAGTTAAAGTATGAACATGTTTCTCCTTTTTCGTTTACAATCTCTTCTTCAAAATATTCGTTAAATCTACACATACAATTTGCATCCATTTTTTGAAGATAATACAGTAACCTACTGTTTAGTACATCTAATATTTTCTTTACAATAAATGACTTAACTCCTTCTTCTGACAGAATATATTTTACAACTTCAAGTGTAGATAGGCTCTTATATATTGTATTAGAATCTAGTTCAAGTTGTTGTACTTCTTTAAGATTATTATTAATTTTATTATCTAGATCTTGTACCTCTACGCTTGTCTCTTTTTCTTGAAGATCCTTTAAGTCTGTATTGTTTTTCTCTAAATCTTTATTTAAGTTTTCAATATATGTCTTTGTAAGCTTATTATTATTGTTTACTGTTTTAATATTAGAGATGTATTGATTAATTTGACCTTGAGCCTCTATGTTATTTTGTTTCAGTTCCTTAATACTAGTTACTTGTTGGTGTAGGCTCGTTATATCATCATTACAGTTTGCTATATCCTTACGAATACTACCTTCTTCCTTTTGAATGTGATCTCGGTCATTGCTAGTAATTTGGTGTAAGCACGTCGGACATACATCAGCCGATGTACCTATATTATTGAGTTTTTTATTATGAAATTCTATTTCAGTTTCATGTCTTGTAATTTTAGTTTTTACATTAGATAGTTGAATTGATATATCAGAAATCTTTTCATTAATAGCCTTAAATTTATCTTTACTTTTCTCAAACAGCTCTCTATTAATAGCTTTGATTTTAGATTTGTTTTCTATTATTTCATCTTGTATTGTTTTAACTCTAGCTAGAATTTTAGTTCTCTGCTCACTAACACTATTAATTATATTTTCTTTTTGATCACTTAATAGCTTACATATACTATTTGCATGATCAAAATCCTTAGTAATGTTATCATACTTTTTTTGTACATCATTATATTCGGAACGAGCTGATAATAACATTTCAGAGAATATTTCTAAATTAAGAATACCTTCTATAAACTTTCTCTTTTCTACTTTCCGTTGAGCCATAAACGGTAAGGTAGTATTAAGAGACATTATAACACAGTTCTGAAACACCTCTGGAGAGCTGTTAAGAATACTTTTAATTCTTTTATTAGTATTTGGAATTGTACTCTCTGTAAGATCTATATCATCTACATACAAATAGCATTTTGTAGGTTTTAATTTGCGAACTATTCTATAGTCTTTAGTGGTGTTATTTTCGTTTACTTGAAACCGTAACTCTACGTAAGTATTTTTCTTATTAATAGAGTTTACTATGAAATCTTTCGATAGTTCGCGAATTGTTTCTCCGAAAATAGCAAAATGAATAGCATCAGCTATCGTAGATTTTCCAACACCGTTTCTTCTATCCTCTTTATCTCTATTAACTCCCGTGATAACATTTAGACCTTGCCTGAATGACATTTCGACTGGCTCTTGTCCGATAGATAGGAAATTCCGAATTTTTACTGAATTAAAATCTACGTACTTCATGAGAACTTATTATATAGGTGTACTGTCTTGGTGATCACTTCAGTTTTATTTTCTACATTAAGAGAATCAATATATTCTATAATACATTGCTTAATGTTCAAGTCTCCGAACTCATTAGTTATGGTTAAGTTATCTCCGATACTAAATTTATGTAAGTAGTCTGTAGTAAACGAAAACGGTGCCTCAAAGTTTATTGATGCAATAATCTTATCTAATAAATTTGATTTTATATCTTTATCTATAATAATCTTTATTGCGATATTAGACCATCCCTTTTTCTTTGCAATACTCTTGAGAACTTGTAAATCAGATAGATTTACCTTTACGTGAGTTGGAGAAATATTATTGTTAAAGAACTCGTATTGTATTTTCTCAGATCCTAAGTCTAATATGTAATATCCTTTTTGATCTCCGATATCATTAAAGTCCATTTCAAATGGATTGCCTGCGTATATGATTTCCCCGTTATTATATTTTCGGTATTGTCTTTTATGGAAATGACCAGAGAATATAAGGTTACATTTGTTTAAAATCTGAGAAGACTCCATTCCTGTCTCGCAAACCGCAAAGGAATTATAGTTAAAATTTTGTAGCTCAAAGTGACCCACTATTAAGTCACAATTTTCGGGTATATCTTTTAACTCTGTACCCCATGGACAAAAACCAATCCGCTTATTTGATATCGTTTTTACTGTTGGGGTATCAAACACCGTTATATTGTGTCTATTGCTTAGTATTGATAAAGAATGAACAGTAGAGTTATCTTTGTAGTATGCGTCGTGGTTACCAGGAATCATTAATATCTCAAAATCATTAAACAAATCTAATAATTTATTGGCAAAAAATAATGTTTTTACATTTATCTCATCTCTATAATGAAACAAATCCCCTCCAAATATTATTTTTTTAATATTTTTACTTTTAAGCTCACTTGTGTACCATTGAGCCCATTTATATGTTACATCATGCCACTTCTCACTGTTTTGATGTTGACCTAAATGTAGATCAGTAAAAAAGCTAACTTTATGTTCCGAAGCTTCGGTCATTTATGAATACAGTTCTTTATCGTAATCCTTTTGAGGTGCAGCATTACTAGCTGGTTCAGTTATATTTAAATCACTATATAATTGCGCTTGATATGCAGAAATAGTCTCTCTATATTTCTTTTCCTTTTTAATTCTGTTAATAAATGCATGATAGGCGATTGTAGTAAAATATGAAAACGGGTTAGATGTAGCTTCTAAATTAAATTTCTTATTCTTAACAGCTGCAATCATCTTAACTACCGCGTCACCAATCATTTCATCCTTATAGCTGTAGTTTATAAAGTTCGGAGAGTAACTTAAACCAATGGCGATCTTACTAGTAGACTCTGCGAGCTCGTCAATTAAGTCATCTGACGCATAATACTCTTTTAATAATTGTAAGAATCTTTTAGGTTCAACGTAATACGTCTTTTTACTCTTTTTCTTTTTCTTTTTAACTATTTTAACTGTTTTAATTTTTGGTTTCATTAAATTGTGTAAATGTGTATTTTATTTGCTCTGCGTCGTATAAAACTAGTCTTTGCTCAGCATGGCGCTGACCGTACCGTAAGTTATCTGCGATGTCGAATATTATAAGTTCTTTTTTATCAATATGCAAGCGGAGGCCTCTTCCTATACTTTGAACTATTTTAATTTTTGCTTTTCCTCCTCCGGCAAATATAATATAATGTAAATTCTTAATGTTAATTCCAGTCGAGAAGATCTTTGATATTGCTATTACAATTACATTCTTCTGAGCCTCCATATAGTTCTGTATATCTTTGCGCTGTTCTATATCTACACTACCTTGTATGAAGTATACATCTTTGTGCTTACATATTAATTGTAATGCTTCTAATAATAACTCTCCATGCTCTATGTAATCAACCAATATTAATCCGTTATTGTCGAGCTTGTTACACAAGTTAGCAATTAAAGTATTTCTGTACTCACTAC